ATATAGTCCTTAATGCATCGCTTGCGGATTTACCAGTAGTACCAGCAAGTTCATTGCAGATAGCGTTGAGTCCTTTGTAGGCAGAGGGTTGACGGTTAGCATCAGCCTTTTTATTAAGGGCTGCGTTTATACCTAAACCAGATGTGCCAGCATAGACATTGGCAGCGCCCTGTGCAGCCTTGCCAGTTGTACTAGCAAGACGATTTAATTCTGCTGTTAAACTACTACCCGCTGTTCCTGCCATTATCTATACCCCGCTACTTTCTTTGCAATTGATTTGGGTTGCTTTACAAATTGTTTACCTTTGGCGTTGCCCGTAGCCTTGGCTTTATTAGTTGCCGCTTTTTCTGCTGAACTTAAAGAAGCCCAAGCAGCAGCAGGCAAATATCTCTTCTTGCCTTTTGATGGCTTACCATCAGAGGTCTTCCACTTCTGTGCAGTCCAGTCTTTTAAAGACTTTTGAGATTTAGCCAGTGGCATTACTTGTAACCTCCGCCTGCCTTCTTGTATTGAACAGCAAGCAATTGAGCCTTACGAGCAGACCATTCACCAGGGTCTCCACCCTTGGAACCAGCCTTAATTTTCTTAAACAAAGAAGCACGCATCCCTGGCTTGGTATAATTACCAGCAGCATTGACTGTAGATTTCTTCTTCATTTCTTAGCCTTGTTTCTCTTAGAGATTGCTGCAGCCTTACGCTTAGCATCAGCCTTAGAACTTGCTCCCCACGCATTAAGCGATAGAAGCAGTCTTGTTGGCGAGCCATCAGGCTTGCGCTCTGGTCCTGGCATTCCACCCATACGTGCTAGGAAGGATGCCCTACGCGGGTTGTCTCCAGCCTTTACAGGCGCTTTGAGAGTGCCACCCTTGTAGGATGCCCTGCCCTTGGCATTGAGTCCACCAGCAGGGTTCTTGCCTTCTTTACGTGTCCAGGCTGCTGTCATTATTTTTCCTTAGCCATACTTGTGAGTTTGATAATAGAACTTCTGATTCATCTTTGACTGCCCCTACAAAAGTATCTATTGACCAGCCTGGCTGGAACTCAATACCTCTAGGGTCTTCCCATAGGTAGTCATCAAATGCCATAATCCCACCTGGCTTGAGTAATCTCCAAGCAAGCACGGCATCCTGTAGCACACCTTCTGCGGTATGGTCTCCATCAATATAGATGAAGTCATAGGTCGGTTCTTCAACAGAACGAAGAAACTCTTTGCTGTCCATTTTGTACTTAATCACATTAGGTCGAAAGGCAATCCGTGAATCGTATGTACGCTCAACGTCTAGCCAGTCCATAGCCTGATGTTCTTCTTCATCTGAACCAGTCCAAATGTCTACATCTTCTAGCACAGAGTTCTTTGTAACAAGTACGTTATCTACCATCCATACAGTTGCATCGCCCGTGAAAGCGCCAATCTGTAGAAATCGTAGAGCAAACTTGCCAGCAAGTGGTAGTAGTTGTGACTCAAAGTTTTCCTTTGCGGTCATCTCAAACCAGTTAGGATATTTAGTCTGCATAACCCTTACCCCTACCAAAAGCATCGTAGTAGTTCTCATCCATATTGAATCGCTTCATATGTCCTACCGTTGCAGCGGTGTCACACCACAGAGGAATCTCTGCCTTGTTGACTACTGCAAAAAAGTAGATGTCTTCACCAGTGAACTGCTTGTTAGCGCCCACCTCTGTAAAGAACGGAACATTTGGTAATGCTTCTTTGATTCTTGTTATTACACTGCGGTGCATTAGGCAAAAGCCCATACCTGCAGCACTTACTTTTATAAAGGCATTCTTAGGTAGTGGGTCTAGTCGTCTAATCCCAATACCAAACTCTGCCTCAGCAAACTCATAGACAGTTGCTAATGGTTTCATTAATGGTTGCTCTGGTTCGTTACTTGTAAAGTAAACACCAGTAAGCAAAGGTATATCTTTGGCATCTCTACGATTCCAGAGTTTAAGGAACTTCTCTGGGGTAATCATAATGTCTGAGTCAAGCCAGAGTAGCCAATCAGATTTATTGTTGTCATACCAGCGATTGACTAACATCTCTCGCTGCTGTGCTATCTGATTACCGTGGGCACGTAGTGACCCACAGAACTCTACGCCTGAGTTTATTAGGGTGTCTACAACACCTTCCATAAACTTGCCATCTACCATACCATTGTCGCACCAGGCGACTGCTAAGGTTTCTTTCTTTTGTTTAACCATTGTCCCCACCTTAATTAGTTTTTAATTTGCTTACCAGTTTTATTGTTATACTTACGACCTTGTAGGATTGCTCCCATAAGTTGGCCCTTTTCAGCATCATAATTTTTATTTGCATTACGAGCGCGAGCATTTGCTCCTGGCATAATATCTCCAGATGCATCAACTGCTTTTTTGTAGGCACGACCAAAGTCAGCAAACGCTGAACCAACGGTCTTGGCGTAACTAACAACTGGCTTAAACACAGATGTCATGTTTGAGTGGTCACCTGCAGAGTTACGTGTGTGTGTCATTAGTACTTATTGCCCATCTTCTTCATGACCATTTTCTTTGCTGTCTTCTTGACAGCCTTCTTCATTGGCTTACCAGTTGCTTTGGCTGCCTTCATTGCTGCTTTCTTACCTGCTGCTGTGTATGGAAATTCCATTTTTCCGACCATTGGCATTATTGTATTCCTGCTTCCTTGAGTTCTCGCATTACTGTGGCTGTTGGTTTGTCTATCTTTCTTGCTTGTATCATTGTACCGCCGTCATACGCTGCACCTAATTTTTCAGATGCATCGTGTGCTGCTTCTATCTGTTTTCTTTTTGTACCGTTAGGTTGGATGCCCTGTGCTCTAGCACTACGATATGCTTCAAGTTCAGAGTTCCACTTCTTTTGTGTTGTGCCACTTGCGATTACATCGCCTCTGGCATCACCTGCATTCATTTGTAAACCTCTAGCCTTACAGCCAAAACATTCACAATTTTTTTCACAAGGTTCTTTAGGTACAAATGATATACTCATATCGTATAAAGGTTCTGTTGATGTTACGTCGCATTTGGTGCATCCCCATAAAAAAACTACTGAACTCATTTCGCCATTTACTAGATTATAACCATCTTTAATAACTTTGCTGATATGGTCGCAGTCCATCGTGTCCCTACTCTACCGTAAAGTTGGCTGAAGTTACAATGGCATCAGCAATCATTGCTGTTCTAATAGCCTCAGTAATTCCAGTATGTTGACATCCACCCATATAGTAAGCAGTATAAGTTGCTAACTCATCTTCGGTTGGATACTGTATAAGCGAGTAAACACCAGCATTTAAAATGATGGTGTAACTCTTTGTGCGTTGTTTAAAGTGTGTGTGCAAACGATGACCACCAATGTGTCCTTGTTCCAAGGTTGGTGTTACGAGTGTGTACGTTGCCATTGTTCTCCCTAATGAATTTACCAAGAGGCAGGGTTTCCCCTGCCCCTCAGTCAATCAACTATGCGACTGATGAACCGTTAAGAATACGATACAAGGCTGCTTCGCGGTAACGCTTGAAGCCTAGAACGCCGTACCAACCCATTGGGCGGAAACGCATTAACTGGTCGATGACTGGACCGATAACTACATGTGGCTCTTCAGCAACGGCTTCAGCCAGTGCTTCCTTACCACAAAGAATTGTGCGGTATACCTTGGCGCTTGAAGCACCGTCAGTATCGTTGAACATACGAGCAGACTCTACGAAGTAGGCTCCTTCATATGAACCAATTTCTCCAGCCCAAATGTTGTCATTTGAGTTGTACTCATGAGGCAAACGCCATCCACCAGCACCAGTCTCAGCACGAAGGTCGTGTGAAACTTCTGGGTGAATACCTGCCCAGTACATTGAGCCCTTACGAGGAACTGACAGACCTGAACGCAACTTTGCAACAGCCTTGCGGATGTTAGCAGAAGTGATTGTATCTGTAGCAGCAATTGTTACTGTGTTAGTACGTGTACCACCGTAGATGACGTTAGTGCCACCACGAAGTTCAGTCTGTGCAACTGTATCAATTGAACCTGCAAGGTTGAAAGCGATGATGTTAGCAATTGCTGGGTCTACATCAGCAAGGCTGAATAGTTCCAAAGCACGTGTAACAAGGA